ACCTATTAGCATGAAAGCAGCCGGTACAATGACTGGAGCAGCTTCATTGACTAACGGTACCAACGTATCATTCATCGAGCCAACTCGTTTGAGCACCATCACTCCACTTAAGCGTGAGGCGTTCAACATTCGCTCGTTGTTCAGCGTAGTACCAATGACTGGAAGTATCTTTGCCTACCCACAAGAAACTGCGGTAGACGGAGCACCAACACCAGTAGGCGAAGGAGTTGTTAAGCCACAAAGCGATAACGACTTCGAGATGAAAGAAGCACCTGCTCGTAAGATCGCTCATCACAAGCGCATCAGCGAGGAGTTGTTGAATGACATTCCTGCATTGGCTGGATTCCTTCAAACCTACGGAGTAATCGAGTTGTTGAAAGTAGAAGATACTCAACTTTTGACTGGAGCGGGAACTGGAGCAAACTTGACTGGACTTTCAGTAGGAGCACTTACAGATGCCGACATCGCGGGTACAGTATTCGATGACAAGTATGCATTAGACGGTTCTAACAAGTGGGATGCGATGATCGCTGCACGTGGAGTATTAGCTTCCAACAAGCACAACGCAAACGCGATCGTACTTAACCCAATCGACTACTACGATGCATTGAGCGACAAAGGTAGCAACGGGCAATACTTGTTTGACCAAATCACCTACGAAGGTGGATCAGCATTCTTTCAAGGTATTCCAGTTTATCAGTCAACTTCAGTTGCTGCTGGAACGCTTTACATTGGAGATACTAACGCTGCTCAAATCGCACAACGCGAAGGAGTATCGGTTCGCTTGTTTGACCAAGACCAAGACAACGCTATCTACAACTTGGTAACAGTTGTTGTTGAGGAGCGTTTGGCATTCCCTATCTACTACCCAACTGCTTGGTTCGTGGATACGTTTGCTAACATCAAACTTGCAATCGAGTCTGCATAATAAGCATTGGTTGATTAGTTGTAATCAGGGGGAGGGCTGCGGTCCTCCCTTTTTTTATGCAATTAGAACACCACCAACAGAGCAATTAATACCTTCGTAAGTATGAAAGTAGAAAGCACTTTTTCGAGCATTGGTACAGAGCCAATAACGTTATCGGAAGCCAAAGCACATCTACGGGTAAGCAATACGCAAGAGGACACGATGATAACGCGGATGATAACTTCTGCGAGGGAGTGGGCCGAGCGTTATTGCAACCGGGCGTTCATTGACAAAACCGTTACGCAGTACGTAAGCGAACCAGGAGATACAACCGAGTTCGACTTGATTCACGTACCGGTAGCAACGATCACCAGCGTTAAGAGAATAGATAAGGAAGGCACGGCTACGACATTAACCCTAAACACCAACTATTGGAAAATAGGAAACACCGAGCCGACCATTCGTGTTACTCAAGTATTCAGCACCGACAATTCGTATTCCTACGAGTTTATCTACACTACCAGCGCGAGTTGTCCAGGACCAGTTCAGGAGGCTATCTTGAGCATATTGGCCGAGATGTGGGAGGTAAGAAGTTCGAGTAACGATCAAGGGCGCACGTTGAGTTACTTCAACGCACAGAAGATGCTAAACGCTTATCGCACGAGAATATGGGTGTAGGCAAGATGGATGATAGGGTAACGTTTCAGACTTCCACGCAGACGAAAGATGCGCTTGGGGGTTATTCCGCATCATGGACTGGAGAGGTGAGCACATGGGCCTACGTTCAGCCGATGAAGGGAAGCGAAGCATTGGAGGTTAGCCAGATTGTAAACGGCCAACCGTATGAGTGCGAAGTCTATTACGACGACGTACCCGGATTGGATATGCATTACCGAGTAGAGTACGATGGAGAGGTGTACGAGTTGCATAGCTTGGTGAAGGATGAGAGGCGCAATGTATGGACCTTAATAATGTTTATTAAGCGTGATTAAGGTACAGATAGATAAGACGCAATTAAGAGGCCTTCAGGCACGCATTGAGAACGCTTCTAAGCAACGACAAGCTGCGGTTGATAAGGTGATAAAGGAAACGACCATAGAGGTCCACAAAACGGCCGTAGAGAGCATTAGCAAGAAGGGGAGTGGTAAGACGCGGGAGTTATATTTACCGAAGAGAACGCACACGGCAAGCGCACCCAATAATCCACCAGCAACGGATACGGGTAACTTGAAGCGGAATCTAAGGTGGGAAACGGTAGCAGGACAGTTTACGGGCAAGGTGATAAGCGGAGCGGATTATTCCACTTACTTGGAGTTCGGAACGGTTAACATGGAGCAACGGCCATTTATGAGGCCAGCATTAGAGAAAAATTACAAAGAGTTCATAAAAAGAGTAAAACAAGCACTAAAATAAACATCATGGCAAGACAAAGAGGTTTTGAGCGTTATCAAGGACAAACGGCAGAGGAAATCGACGTATCGGCAGCGGACTTCCAAACCGATCCAGTAGGTATCTTTTACGTTCGCGCATCAGGAGGTACGGGCGACGTTGCAGTAGTAACGGCAGACGACACTACGGCTACTTTCAAAGGCGTTGGAGATCCCGAGTACATTCCCGTTGCAGTGAAGAAAGTTTTGACTTCAGGCACGACGTATTCAGGCGACCTATTAGCTATCTATTAATGAGAGAGCCAGCACTCGGCATATTATCTGCATTGGTTCAGTTGTTGGATGGAAATCTATCTTACGACGGGAGCGATGTACCAGTTTATACGGGAGTACCTAAGAACGCACCTTCCAATTACATCGTACTGGAGGGGTTCAGGTTCATCGAGGACCTTACAAAGGACTACTTCGGAGGTCCAGCGCGTTTGGATATTCGGGTAGTAACCAAGCAGAGGAAAGGCGGAGTAAGTAAGTTACCGATGTATGCGATCAGCCAGCAGGTATTGCAGTTGGTAAAAGATAGCAAGAGCAGAACGTTTGACTTAAACGAGGGGTTGCTTAACCTACACACCTACATTGAAGATACACGCGAGATAGAGGAGTACGGCAATGATGGGGTTATCTTCAGCCAATTAATCAGCTTGAGGGTAATATACCAGGAGAACGGAGATTATTTGTTGTGGGAGGCTGGGAGCAATCTATTATGGGCAGCTTCATCACGAATTAAGATATAAGAAATGGCAGACAAGACAATAACACAATTAGACGCGATCACTACGGTATCGGAAACGCACGAGTTAGCAATCTGGAATGGTACCACGACAAAGAAGATAACGCGATCAGACTTTATGCGCAATACAACCGTTGCAGCGGGAAGCGTTACGGGAGCGGTTAGCGTTGATTTAAGCACGGGCCATCACTTCACCTTTACATTAGGTGGAGATGTGGATGTAACCTTGACCAACCCGGCAGACGGAGAGCGTTATGTTTTCATCGTAACCAACGGAGGTAATCACAACGTAAACTCGATCGTGGTAACGGGAGGGGTTATGTACTTAGAGGGTGGCAGTTTACCCAACGTAACCAATAACGGTACAGATATCTTCGAGGCGGTTTGCATTGGAAGCGATTTATACCTTTACCAACACAAGAACTTCGGCACGGTATGAGGATAGACATCAGCAATAGGGTTGGAACTACGGCGAACTCCGAAACGTATCGCGAGTACTTAAATTATCGGGAAAGGGTATTGACCGACGGCGGTACGATGTTTAGCAGCCGCACTTGCACACATGGTAAAATTAAAGCACTACAAAGATTATGAGTTTATTCGACGACGCGAGTTTAGTATTGATTCCAGACGGTGCTAAGGATGGCACTTTGTATTCAGTTAAGCCTACCGATGGAACTGGGGATTTCACCTTTACACGAGGTAGCAATTTAGCTGCTACGAGGGTAGATGAGAACGGGTTAATTGAGAAGGGTAGAGAGAATCTGTTATTGCAGTCTAATCAATTTGATACGACTTGGGTAAATGCTAATAGTACAAACACAAGTGGGCAAAGCGGTTACGATGGCAGTTCGGATGCTTGGTTATTATCAAAAACGGGAGCAAATGGAAGAATAACACAAACGAAATCTATTAGCAGTATTTTTACCTTTTCAGTATATGTAAAAAAAGGCACAACCGATTGGGTTCTTTTGTACAAAACGGGAACTGGTGAAGGCGGCAGATACTTTGATTTGACAAATGGCGTAATTGGAAGCAGTGTAGCAACTGCGCCAATAGATTCCAACATTGAAGATGTTGGCAATGGATGGTATCGTTGCTCTATTATTGGAAATTCAGCAACGGCAGTCGTTATATATGTAGCAGATTCTAATGGAAGTGTAAGCGGCACAAGCGGAAACATATACATCCAAGACGCTCAATTAGAGCAAGGCTTGGTAGCAACCGACTACATAGAAACGGGAGCGACTACTGCACAAGCAGGTATCTTGGAG